CACACGCCTAGGGTGTATCTGGAAAATTTTTTGGGGATAATTTGAGAATCCCTTGGGATTCCTTATAACTTTAGGGGGTCTTAGGGGGGATTTTTTAAATACCCCCTAAAAAAATTTTAAAAAAAATGAGCTGTTTTTTGGTTTCCACTTGGTAGCCCTAGGGGGATTGAAATTTTTTGTACCCTAGGGCTTACCCTGTTAATTACTTATGAATTTTGAACGTACTTAATTAAGTCAGTTCCTTCATCAATAGTAAATAATTTATTATTCACTCTTGGATTAAATTCCACTTTTTTCTGAGTGAATACCTTTAAATGTTGCCCAAACATTTTAGAATTTAAATGAGGTATTAATTCTTCATAAATTCTAACTAATGTTGCCTGAGCATATTTGCTATCAGTTCTAGCAATTAACTCGATTGATTTACTTACTAATTCATGAAGTTCATCAATTTCATTAATTTGCCTTTTCTCAGCAGGTGTATTTGGTTTCGCTTGTGTTAAAGTTTGCGTTGCACCAATTACCCCTTTTTCACTATCATTTAGAGTTTCAATAGTTTTAGCGAATGGGCTTACTTCAGCATTTGTGGCATTTTCGCTTTCAACTTTTTTAGGCATAAAGAAAACTTTTGAAATTTCTAATAAACCTTTTTCACCTCTAAATGTGGCATAGATATTTTTTCCTTGTTCTTTTTCGGAAAAAAGTCTTTTTACCAAATTATGTTTAAATATTTTTTCATCATCTTTTAAATGATTGTATTTAAACATTGCCCAATCAAGCCCAATTTCAACTGGGATTTTTGGGTTTTCACTTTCAATAAGCATTTTATCTAAATTTAAATGCTCAATGTTAGCAATTCCAAAAAGTATTGTTGGGCTTACTTGCTCTAATGCTTTGTATTCATAGGGGAAGTCTTTTTGAAAATTTAAAAGATTTTGCCCTAAACTAGGAATTAAAACTAAATTAACAAATTTGCCAAAGTCTTTTGCAATTAATGTTTTTCTAGTTTTATCAGCATTAAATAATATTTTTTCAACTGATTTATCATTTTCAGTTTCATCAAAATATTTATCAATGGGTAATTTATTTTCTTTATACATTTTTAAAAAATTTCTAAATATATAAAGCATTTTCCCATTGGCTTTGATCTCGCTAGTTGCGACATCTTGTACTAAACCCCAAGTTGTATTTGCTAATGTTTCACGTGAAACATTTTTATCAACTTTGGGTTGTGTTTTTGCTACGTTCATTTTTACTCCTTTGTTAAGTTTATTAAACGTATATACAAATTAATATAACATTATGGCTAAACTATGTCAAATACATGTCAAAAAAAAGTTTTTTTATAACTATGTGTCCATTTTGGGTTTAAGAACATTAGTAGAACAAAACGTGAACAAATTTACGTGTAAAAATGTTCTCATTTTTCAACCATAAGTAGTAAAAATAAATGTGGCAACAATGTGGCAAAATTAAGGCACACGAAATTAGAAAAAAATATTTTTGATGAAGACATAGCAATCGTTATCGTGGAATAATTATAATTATTTTTTGATGAAGACATAGTCCTATCGCTGATGACTTTCAAGGGATAGCAATAGGACTACGTGTAGGTTTCAGTTAAGTCATAAAACCTCCTTTTTTCTCTAGAGGGAGAAACTATAAATTTTGTCCATTTGCCTCTCACAGCATGTCCGAAGACTACTGACTATTTGAGGCAAAGGGGTTCCATTTTAACTAAATTTCTTTAGTCAATGGTCGCTATAAAATAGCGTTGTCGTTGCAGGGATAATATATATTATATGCAACTACCAATAGGCAGGGACTAGTATTTACCACCTATTACCGAATGTGAAAAGTTATGCAATACTATACTTTGACTCATCACATCTTTGTGTTATCACAATATTCTTATATAATATCATAATGATATTAACTTGTCAAATCAATCAACAACTTTATTGATTGCAACAATTTCTCTAACTTCATTCATCTGTTCTTCTGTTATGTTAGTAAGATAATTAGTGGTATCTAATATCTTACATAACTTGGCGAAGTCTTCCAACTCAAACTTATATAATGTTATTTGACTTTTGAGAGTTTCTTTACTACTAATTAAATCTTTAACTCTCTTATACAAGTTTCGTTTCTCGCCTACTTCTTGTGCGACTTGGACTTTACCCAAATCTTCTTGTGTTATAGTCATTGTGTTCATGTGAACTCCTGTGTTGATTAGTATTCTTAACTATACCATATTGAATTTTAAATGTCAATTTGACATACCTATATATGTGTGCTATTCGTATTATATTGAAAGGAGAAAGTTATGTATTTAATATACACAATGATTATAGGCATACCTTTCTTTTTAGTAATTGTTATGCCTATTGTTCAAACACTTATAAATATATTGCCGTGAACTATGGCACAAAATAAAAGCCTTTGTCATTAATTTGACAAGGGCTTTTTTATTTGGTATAAATAACTTATGATATATCAAATCAAAACAAGGAGAACATATGTCACAACAATCAGATGATTGGAGAATCAAGTTACGTTCACAGATACGAAAACAAAATATCAATATGTTGGCGTGGCAAGAAAATAATCCTAACCCTATGACTGATGAAGAATGCGAGGGACTTATAGACATCTTAAAAAGTTTAATAGAGAAAGTCTATAACTATCGTGATAACATTCGTGTATATGGTTGGGTTAAACATACAACAACAATACCTCTTGATAACTCTAAACTTTTAGAACAACAAAAGTTTTTAGAACAACATCAAAATCCAGAGGGAAGTGGTAATTAAACAAAGGAGAAAATATGCGTAAAGCATTGATATTGTTCACTTTTTTAATGATGACGGCTTGTGCTAATAAACAAGTTTTAGTTGGTAAAAAGTGTATGCAAGAAAATGACGGAGAGTTTATTAAGACAACTAAATCTTATATTTGGTTTGTGGATAAAACTCAAGATTGGTCAGATGATATTAATAAATCAAATTGTTTATGATTGAATTAATATTAGACTTAATTTCTAATGCCCCTACTGACTTGCTTATTATTGTTGGTAGTGGTATTATTTGTTCATTAATTTATGTAGTAGGAGAAAATAAATGAGTGGATACAAAGGATTAAACAATCCAAATACAAATGATTTGTTAAAAAATCATATGAACTCAATTACAAATGCTTCTAGGTCAGCAAGACTATATGGAAGACTATTTGCATTTGAAGATACAGCAAGATTTGTAATAAACAAACTAAAAGAAAAATCTTTTAAGTTAGAAGATTTACAAAAGTTTATTACAGATGAAATGGAAAAGACTCACAAGCAAATTGATGAGTCAGAAAAAAGAACCTTTGGAAATGTATCTAATGGACATTCCAATGGAAGTTTGACAAATCAAAAATAATCTAGTATATTATAAGGGTAGTCAGCGAGAGTTGGCTATCCTTTTTTGTTTGCATACGACTTTGTATACTCTTTGAGGAACTATGGCGATAGCACAATCAAGGGAGAGTATGTGATTGACTAATCTTCAATGATGTTCAAGCAATGCGAAATGTTCTGGGTAGTTTGCCAACTATCGTTATCTTGGTGCATACTCTCGCACAATTAATTAACACAGGAGAAAATATGATACAAGCAAATGTAAAGTTTGGCAAAGTTTCTAATTTACTCTATACTTTAATGACACAAACCAAAGCCAAAAAATTTCGTGCAGGTTTTATAAAAACTAATGGCGAATACAGAGTTGGTAAGTTTGATTTAAAAAATAGGGAAACTTGGAAACAATCTGACGGAACTATGTATAAACGTAAGGGTAAGAAAAGAACTACCAATGCTGATGAATACATACTTGCACATGACCTTGAGAAGAAAGCACCTAGAAATATATCTGTTGCTAGATTATTATGGTTTAGTGTTGGCAAGAAAATATATAAAATAAATCGTTTAAAAATATCTGATGAGGTAAATGTTGTGATGTTTGAGAAAGTTAAATTTAATCATCTTAAAGGCTTATTATCTAAAAAACAAATATTTGCCTCAGATGCTTTTAAATTAATGAAAGGTGATTCCAATGAGTGAATGGTGTCAAAATAAAAAATGTCCAGAGAAAAAAACTCAAGGACAAATTCGTGGTACTAAAGGTAATAAATATTATCAGTCTAATAAAGCATGTAGATATTACGGACATTGGTGTAGTATGAGGTGTCGTGAAGAATGGTTTAACGACCACAAAGATACTTGTATGAACGCAGTAGGTTTTATTAATAAGCAAGTATTACCTTTAGATGATGCTTGGTTTGTTGAATACCAATATCATTGGAACTCTGATACACAAGAAAGTGATCCAACATATTATTTACGAAATAAAAATTTAGGTGTTAGGCAAACTATAACAAAGCAACAAGCACAAACGCCAGAAGATATACAACGAGGTTACGACTATGTTGTAATAGGCGACACACAAGCAAGAGAACTAGCAGTAGAATTAGGTTTAGCAAACGCTAGTTGACAATCAAATAAATATAGTATATTATATAGATACTACTGACATTACGTTAGTAGTATCTTTTAACCTTACAACAAGGAGGATTTTCTGTATGGAAAAGCAAAAAGATATAAGACTAAATGCTAACAAGCGAACATCTTTGAAAGGAGATTTTCGCAGACATTTAGAAACAATAGATAGTCCTGAGAAAGAGGACTATTATCAAGCACGTGAAAGGTGTGATGTAGTAATACCAGAGACATTTGGTGTTATGAAAAAGGTAGTACAACGCAGGTTTAAACCTGAAGATGTGGCTACATATAGACGACTAAGTAGAGATTATTCAACTGTTGACGCAATAGGTGTTGATAGTTGTTTCTTTATGAAAGTCATTGACGCACCTAAAGTGGTTGATCAATATAATGATGAGGTAGATAAGTCTAAACATTTTTCGTTTGAATTAGACGGAAAGTATCAGGGTGATTATTCTTCTTCACATTATTATAGTGGAAGTAGCAACTCTGGTAAAAATTTTGCCTATGCTTATTATCGTGATGATATGAAAAAGCGTGGACTAAATCCAGATTGCAACATTGAGAATGACATTAATAATGTTGAAGCAAATAATAGAGGTTATAAAACTAATCCCTATTTATCTCAATGTAGAAATGACAATCAAGCATTTCTTTCAGGTAAGAGTGATGGTGGTACTAACTACTTTCAATCTTGGAAAGATAAATACCAATTAGATATTATTGGTACTGGTGGTTGTCGTTCTCGTGCTATACCTTGTACTGACTCAGAGTTTGCACAATTCGAGTTAATGCATATAGCAAAAGCAGATCTTGTTAGGACTCATACTGCTTGGGTTTCAACAATGCTTACACAAGTGAAACACTTAGAAAGAGGTTTAAAACTTATGACTAAGTTTTCTCAAGTGGAAGAGTTTGCTACAAAATTCAACTGGCAAATTTCACCAGAGATTCTAGTTGATAAGTTTGGTACTGAATTAGTTATATCTATTGACACTTTAGTTGATGAGATAACTAACATTGCTAAACCAAAGCCAGATAGAGCAGAGAAGATTAGAGCAAGAATGCTCTATGAGGCTTCTCAAAGAACTAGTTTGGCATCATAACTGAAAGGAGTGGGTTAGGCGAGAAATCGCCTAGCCTTTTTTAAGGTGTATATTATAATATTACTTGGTTGATAAAAATATAATTGTAAGACCAAAGAAAACATAATGAGCATTATGTAGGTTCGGGGCAGGTGAATCGTCAGAGTATTTTTAGTTGATACCAGTTGCAACAATGGTATGCACCTTAAAAAAGATATATGGCAAATTACATTGAGAAAGATATAAAAATAGCAAAACACTATTTTATACTTAAGATATATCCTGCGTTAGAAGGAACTGAAGACATATGTTGGGAAATATTTCCAAGTAATTATAGTGCCAGTCTTTATGCCTTTAGTAATAAACAAAGAATAAAAAATATAATAGAAAAAAAATATTTATTTGAACCAAAGAAAGACAAAACATTATGACAACTGAATATGGATTACTTATGTTTCTATATGGTATGATTGCAATATTTATAGGTGCAATTATATCTTATTTTATTATTAACGCAGTACAAAAAAAAGAAAGGAAAGATGATGAGATATAAATATAAAGTAAGAGAATTGACTCCAGTAAAAGATGACATTGTAAATGTCGGAGAAACAAAAGAAATGGAAGCCATGTCTCTTAAAAAATTAAGACGTAAATTAGACCATAAAAAAGAATACCATATAGAGTATAAAAATAAAAAGAATAATTTTGTATCTGCAACAATATCTGGTATTGAACCCAAGTAGTATATACTACCTGCCCCCAGAGTGCAGAACATCATAGCATATTTTTAAGAAAAAGTCAATCGTGAAATATATAAAAACTACTAGACAAATTGACGCAGATATGATATAGTAAAATTATGAATATATTTCATCTACACAAAAACCCAAAGACATGTGCTGAATATCATTGTGATAAGCATGTAGTAAAAATGATATTAGAAACTGCACAGATGTTATCAACTGCTTATCATAGACACTTTGACAATGGTACTGAATTATATAAAACTGCTTTTCCCAAACACCCTATGACTATATGGGTTGGAAATAGTGGTGCTAATTTTTTTTGGACAATACAATTACTAGACCAATTAATATATCAATACACAGTCAGATATAAAAAAATACACACAACAATACGTATATCAAATTTATTTCATAGTAAGTATAAATATTGGCATGACTTAACTGGTAATTTTACACCACCACCACAATGTATGCCCGACCAGTATAAGCATAAAGATTATATTACTGCATACAAACAATATTATATTGGTGAAAAGAAAAAATTTGCAAAGTATACTGGAGTTGACTTTCCAGAGTTTTTATGTTAATATAACAAATCAAACAAAGGAGAATCAATGACAGATTTAAGAACACATGTATTTGAAGATGGATATACACTTCAACAAAATATGTTATTACGTGCATTAAAAATGCAGGCAGAACACGGAATGCTTATGACTAATCCAAGAGTAACTGGATATACTTCATTTGCAAAAGCAGTTATAGGTAACTTTAAATTAGGAGATAAGACACCAAAGACTTGCAAAAAATTATATGAATATTTAGTTAATAAAGGATATTATGAAAGCATTAATAAGAAAACTTAATACTTGGTCATTGTATTATAGAACAGAGATTGTTTGGTTTATCATTGGCTTTATTGTAGGAGTTATATTAATATGAACAAGAAAAAAACTATGCATACTATTAGGAGTATGTTCTTTGATTTAAAAAGGGAAAAAGATATAATAGAAGACTTTGCTAATATTACATATGATGTAGGTTATATGGTTGCATTATGTATAGTACTTAAAAGAAAAAGAGTAGCAGATAGAATATACGATTACTTTTTGAAAGGTTGGTAATATGAAGATAAAAGATATAGAAAAAAAGATAGGCACACTATCTAATCCAAGTAAGATGCCCTCGTATGCGTGGGGTATATCTGCAAAACATTGCCATACTGGTAGTAAGTTAGCAAAGATAAAAGGTACTATCTGTAATAAATGCTATGCACTTAAAGGACATTACGCATTTAAAAATGTATTTAATGCACATGAGATAAGACGTAAGGCTATTGAGATGCCAGAGTGGGTAGATTATATGTCAGAATTATTGACCTTAAAGTACAAAAACCTAGATAAATCAAGGCTTTTTCATCGTTGGTTTGACTCTGGAGATTTACAATCTTTCTCACATCTTATGAAAATATTTGAAGTATGTGAACTTACAAAGCATATAAAATATTGGCTAGCCACAAGAGAGTATCAATTTATAAAAGACATCAAAGAAGAAGATGTACCAAAGAATTTATGTTTGCGTGTGTCAGCAATTAAAGTAGATAGTCAACCACCTAGTTTTTGGAAGTGGACTTCTGGTGTACACAAAGATAAACCTGCAATAGGTAGAGAATGCCCTGCTTACAAACAAGATGGTGAGTGTGGTAGTTGTCGTGCTTGTTGGAGTCGTTCAGTTAAACAAGTAAGTTACAAGGAGCATTAATGAAACTAAGCGAACAACAACAAAGAAAAATAATGAAAGACAATCCAGCACAGGGTTTTGATATTTGTTCAAAATGTAACAATGTTCAATTATATGGAACAATGAAAGACATTAATCAAAATGATTTTGATTTAATTTGTGATGACTGTTTAAAAGAAAAAAATGATTAGAGTTATAATTATAGTATTACTACTAACATCTTGTAGTGCTAATAAAAAAGATATGAATCCTTGGACAACAATAGTAAGACAAGTCTTAACAAATGGAATAAGCAGATAATGTATTACTGGACTCCTAAAAGAATTAAAGAATTAAAAGAACGTGGATATAAACTACATTTTGTTAAAAATGATTTGACAAAATCAAAAAAATGTGATAGAGAGGATAACAATGAAAAAATACAAAATAATACTTCGAGGAATGGGAATTTTTGCGACTGGGATAATAGCCTTCCCAAGAGAATCAGTAGAGTCTCCAGAACCAACACTAGAACAAATAGAAAATGAAGTTGCATTATATCTAAATGAAAAACTATTAAAGATAGAACCAGATAGTTTTCATACACAGGATATGTATATACTTACATATGAAGATATAAAACCAGAGAGAGTTCTTCTTTGAATTATAAGCAACAACTAGCAGTAGTAGAAGGTCTTTTTGTTCCACCAGATTCACAGATTAGAATGGATTGTCCATTTTGCAAAAACAAAAATACTTTGTCAGTAGACACTACAGAAAATAAATTAAGTTGGTATTGTTTTCATGCCTCGTGTTCAGCTAAAGGTAAAAAAGATGGAGAAAAAAATATGGATTATGTAGTAAAAGTTTTTACAGGAAGTGGTAGTTTCTGTAATCAATCTAATGAATTTGAGACACCAGATAGTTTTCAATCTATTTTTTCTAATAAAAAGGCTATGAATTATTTACATAAAAATAATTGTTGGGAGGCTTGGGCTTGGCATAGAGCAGAAATTAAATATGATGTTAAACAAGACAGGGTAGTTTTTTTAGTTCGTAATAGACACTCGAATAAAATAGTAGGTGCAGTTGGTAGAGGTTTAAATAAAAATGTTTATCCTAAATGGTTTATGTACGGTAATAAAGATGTGCCGTTTAAATCTGGTAATTGTGATGATGCAGTTATTGTAGAAGACTGCCCATCGGCTTGTGCAGTATCAAATATATTAACTGGTATTGCTATAATGGGTACAAGTTTAAAAGAAGTACACAAATCACATTTAAGACCTTACAAAAATTTATATATATGTCTAGACAGAGATGCTACAACTAAAGCATATGATATGGCAAAAGATTTAAGATCTTCTGGTTTTGACAATGTTATTGTAAAACCATTAACAGATGATTTAAAATATTATAATACAGATGAAATAAAGGAGATGTTCTATGATAGAAAAGCAAATGCTTAGATTAATGTTAAATAAAAATTTTTATACGCAATATAGAGGTGCTATATCTCATACTATTTTTTCTGGAGATATAAGTTCTTTATATGAGACAATTGAAAAAGCACATAGTAAATATGATTCAGATATTAAACTAGATGAATTATATTCTTTACATACAACTGTATTTAATCCTGCATTAACACGTGCAGCCAGAGAAAAGTTTAGTGAACTTGTAGAAGATATAAAAGAAGTTGAAGTTCCAAGCAAAGAGATTGCTAAAGATATTATTAAAGTTTTATCTAATAGAGACTTAGCACAAAAGATAGCAGTAGAGGCTACTGAAATATTTAATGGTAAAGATGCAAACTTTACTTCAATTATGTCTATGATTGAAAATCACAAACAAGATTTAGATGAAGAAAAAAATCCTGCAGTTACTTCAGATGTAAATGAAGTATTAGGATTATTAGATGTAACAACTAAATGGCAGTTTAACATTCCTGTGTTAAAAAACAACGTTGGTGGTATAGGTCCAGGTAATCTTATGATAGCATTTGCTAGACCAGAAACTGGTAAGACAGCTTTTTGGGTTAGCTTATGCTCTGGACCAGATGGCTTTGCACAACAAGGTGCAAAGATACATGCATTTATAAATGAAGAACCAGCAATAAGAACACAGATGAGAGCTATATCTTGTTATACAGGTATGACTAGAGAAGAGGTAAAGGAATTACCAGATGAGGCAAGAGAGTCTTGGTTAGATATAAAAGATAATTTATCTATGTTTGATACAGTTGATTGGTCAATAGCAGATATTGATGCTCATTGTGAAAAACATAAACCAGATATAATTATAATAGATCAGCTTGACAAAATAAATGTTTCTGGTACATATGCAAGAACAGATGAAAAACTTAGAGAAATATATACAAGTGCAAGAGAGATTGCTAAACGTAGAGATTGTGCAGTGATTGCTATATCTCAAGCATCAGCAGACGCACATAACAGAAATAGTATATCGTTTGATATGATGGAAAACTCTAAGACAGGTAAGGCAGCAGAAGCTGATTTAATTATTGGTATTGGTAAGAATGAATCTGCAGACCCATCTGATAGAACTAGAACTTTGTGTATAAGTAAAAATAAAATAAATGGTTTTCATGGAGAACCACAATGTGTAATTAGAAAGGAAATAAGTAGGTACGAAGGATGATTAGAGTAGTAGACGTAGAGACATCATGGCAAGTAACAGAGAATGGTGGGTATGACCCATCACCATTTCACCCAGACAATATTCTTGTAAGTGTTGGAATAGATAATGAATATTTTTTTACAAACCATTCTGAAAAAATTGATAAAGGTTGCTTTCATAAGATACAAGAACTATTAGATACAACAACATTATTAGTTGGACACAATATTAAATTTGATTTAATGTGGTTATTAGAATCTGGATTTAAATATGAAGGTAGAGTTTATGATACAATGATTGGAGAGTATATACTTAATAAAGGTATTCGTAAAAGTTTAACACTTGAGATGTGTTGCCGAAGAAGAAAGATAGGATCTAAAGATAATAGAATAAAAGATTTTACAGACAGAGGTATACCATTTCAAAACATACCACATCAAGTTGTTGAACAATATGGTAAAATGGATGTGGCTATAACTAGAAGACTATTTGATTCTCAAATGTCAGATTTTAAATTACCAAAAAATAAAGACTTACTTATGACAGCAAAAATGATGAATGAGTTTTTAATTGTATTGGCTGATATGGAACGTAATGGTATTCATGTAGACTTAGAAGAACTACATAAAGTTAAAAAAGAATATCAAGCAGAGTTTCATGCATTGCAACAGAAGATAGATGCAATTGTATATAAACAGATGGGTGATACTAAAATTAATTTAGCTAGTCCAGAACAATTATCTTGGTTAATATATTCTAAAAAACCTAAAGACAAAAAGCATTGGGCAAAAATATTTAATGTAGGTATAGACAAGAGCACTGGTAAAAGTAAAAAAAGACCACAGTATTCTAGAATACAATTTAGAAATTTAGTTTCTGATAATACAGAAGTTATTCATAAAACTACAGCTGAACAATGTATAGGTTGTCATGGTAAAGGTGTAATTAAAAAAATAAAAAAAGATGGAAGTCCATATAAAAATTATACTAAATGCTCTGAATGTGATGGCGATGGATATGTATATACACCTATGGCAAAGATAGCAGGATTTAATCAAAGACCTAGAAGTGTATATGATATTGCAGAGGCAGGTTTTAGAACAGACAGAATAACATTAAATAAAATAGCAGGTGAAGCTGAAGGTGAGTTTAAAGAATTTATAGATGCTATTGTAAGATATGGTGCAGTAGAAACTTATCTTGGTACATTTGTTACTGGTATAGAAAATTTTACAAATGAGAAAGGTTTGTTACATCCTAAGTTTATGCAAGCAATTACAGCTACAGGTAGACTTTCAAGTAGAGACCCTAACTTTCAAAATCAACCAAGAGGTAGAACTTTTCCTATTCGTAAGGTTGTTAAATCTAGATTTAAAGATGGACAAATTATAGAAGTAGACTTTGCACAATTAGAGTTTAGAACTGCAGTTTATTTATCACAAGATAAACAAGGCATAGAAGATATTAAAAATAATATAGATGTACATCAATACACTGCAGATATTATAGGTGTATCTAGACAAGACGCAAAGGCACATACTTTTAAACCTTTGTATGGTGGTACAACTGGTACAGAAGATGAAAAAAGATATTATTCTAAATTTTTAGAAAAGTATAAAGATATAAAAAAATGGCATGATAAATTACAAGATGAAGCTATAAGATATAAACGAGTTAAACTACCTACTGGTAGAGAATATTCATTCCCATATGCAGAAAGAACACCATGGGGTGGATCAACTTATGGAACACAAATAAAAAATTATCCTGTGCAAGGATTTGCTACAGCTGACATAGTACCATTAGCATGTATACAAATATCTAAACTAATGCAAGCACAGGGTGTAAAAAGTTTGCTTATAAATACAGTGCATGATTCTATTGTTGCTGATGTTCATCCAGATGAATCTTACAAAATGGGATTAATTTTTAAGCAAGGCACAGAAGATGTAATACCTGCACTTAAAATGTATTACAATATAAACTTTAACGTTCCCCTTGACACTGAGATCAAGATAGGATATAATTGGTTAGATATGGAGGAGGTAGAAATAGTACGATGAGTAGAGAAATAGAAGCATTAGAAACTCTTGATGAGTTTGAAGATGGAAGCTATGCAGCATATTTAGAATATGTTGATTTAAAAGACAAATGTGTTGGAGAACCAACTACATTGTTTATAAAAGATAACCACGAGTTTTATTCTGAGTGGAGTTATTACGCAAACTCTGATGGTTTAGATGTAAGAACTACAACAGAGGAAACTAAAATATGTTAGCATATGCTATAATTATATTGTCGCAGATACTTAAATGGAGTGTATTAGCTATATTTTTATTTGCAATAATTACTTTATTTTTATCTTGACTTTTTTGCAAAAGTATGATATAAGGCTTAACTATAATAAGGAGGACAAATGTCTGATGAACTAGTAAATATAAAAGGAATGTCTGATGAGCAAATTATGCAAGCTATTGGACAAGACGATGGATCAAGTGCAGGTACAAATATACCTAGGCTTGCAATTAATCGTACACCAGAAGATGATGATGGAAATCAACTTCCTGTCGGTCACTTCTATACTTATGACTCAGCAGTTGGTCAAAACGTGTATGCTAAACCAGCAACACTAAGACCATTTATAAGTGCAATGCAGTATATGCATTATGATGCTGATAAAGGTGAGTACATCAATAGATCTATAATCTTTAAATCTTGGAAAGATGAAGCTATAGATATTCTTGGTGGTACAAAATGTGGTAAGATACCTTTCAAAGAAAGAGCAAATCTTACTCCAGAACAACTAGAACAACAAAGAACTATAAGATGTTATAAACTTGTATATGGTTTATTATCTTTTAAAGATGGTAAAACTGCTAATGGTAATGCCCATAATGTAGAAAATTTACCAGTGTTGTATAGAGTAACTGGTACAGCATTCTCACCAGTAAGTGCTGCGTTAGATCAATTGAAGAAAAGAAAAAAATTAATGTTTAATTGTTCTTTTTCTCTTGAAACTAAACGACAGAAAAAAGGTGGGAACGTATTTTATGTTCCAGAAATTACTGTTAATGCTGATGCTAATCTTCAATTATCAGATGCTGATATGGAAACATTGAAAGTATTTCAAGAATCTATTGATATAGAAAATAAAGAAGTTATTGATCTATATAATAGTGCTAAAGCTAAAGCACCTAATGGGTCTGATAAGATTGATGCTGAGATAGTTGATGATATGGATGATCAACTTCCAGAAAAAGTGTTGTCATCATAATGAACACGATACTTCATAAAGTACAGACGTATTTAGATAAAGTATCGAGAGAACCTGTTGTTATCTCTGAGGAATTGGTTGATGCTTTTGGAGAAAGTTGTAAAGCTATACTTCGAAAACAATTCTCAGAGGAACGACAGTCTCAGTTTAAACCTAGAATGTCAAATATAGGTAGACCATTATGCCAATTACAAATGGAAGCTAAGGGTATAAAAGGTGAAGGTGCTCCATACAATAGTAAAATGAGAAATACTTTTGGAGATTTAATTGAAGCATTATCTATATTTGTTATGAAATCAGCAGGAGTAGAAATAAAAAATGAGCAAAAAGAAGTTACACATAAACTTGGCAAACAATCAATTGATGGAAAACAAGATGTTGAAATTGATAACAAAGTTTGGGATATTAAAAGTGCATCGCCATATTCTTTTGAAAAAAAATTTGGTGAAGATGGTGGATTTGAGGCAGTTGTTGAAGAAGATTCCTTTGGTTATGCAACACAAGGATATTTATATGCCGATAGCCAAAAGAAAAATTTTGGTGGGTGGATAGCTATTAATAAATCTACAGGTGAATGGACAGTATGTGAAACACCTTTAGATGATAGTAAATATAAAAATAAATTTGTTAAACTTGCACATGATAATTTAAAAGCATTAGAATCAAAAGAACCATTTAAAAGATGTTATGAAGCAGTTGATGAAACTTTTAGAAGTAAACCAACTGGTAATAAAGTTTTGGGCTTTGTATGTTCGTATTGTCCATATAAACTTCCTTGTTGGGGGAGTGGATTAAAGCTGTTACCACAGCAACAATCCAAAGGAAAAAACCCTAAATGGGTTTGGTATACAGAAGTCAACAATCCTAAAAAGGATGAGACTAGTGAGTATGGTGGGGAGTAGTTTGAGGGGTCTGTTCTTCACCGACTCCAAATATGATGTTATATTTTGTATTATTTAAACACAAAAAAGATAAAGATTATGAATTATTTACTAATACAATTTTTGATAAAGAAAATGAAGCAGAAGAATTTGGTAAAAAAAGTATGAAAAGAAATTATGAATATAAAGTTTTAGAGTATAACAAAGAAAACCATGATAAGTATTGGAATAAATGACAAAAAAAGATAAAATAAGTTTATTAAATTCAATCAAGGTGCTTGTTTCTCCTTGGCAAAAAGGTTTTACATGTGGTATTGTAATGGATAGTAGGTCCAAAATGTCCACAGAAGAGTACGAATTATGTTCTACGATAGCTAGAG